GGGCAGACCAAGCTTCGGTTGTGGTGCCAGTTACGGATTCGTTCAACATGTCTAGGATTTCAAGATCGATTTCCATAGATACATATTCACTCAATAGAGCAGTAAGTTCTGCTTCTGCATCAATAGAATGATATGCGTTCAAGTCTTGAGCCAATTCTGGGGTCCAGACTGCTTTCAACTTACGGGTCTTAGCAACGATTGGTTCGCTGTTTAGTACCAAGTTTACTTCAGGAATATTGATATCAGTATCAATCGATTGGGTTGCGGTTGCACTGCTATTACCAGAACCTTCACCAGCGGTCTTACCAGCTTCGAAGTCACCACGTAGGTTATCGGTAGGTTGAAGTGTGTAATTCAACTTTGGAGTTAGTACTGGTGTAACAGCGGTACTTGATTGACTTACGAACAAATTAATTACGTAATTTGGTGCTGCGATTGTACCAGTGTTCACTGCGTTTGCGTATGTGTTCAATACGGTGTAAGCAACGTTACCAGTAGTTTGTAGACCAAATGAACGTACTGCATTCAAGTCAACATTCCAAACGTAACCTGCAGCTGCTACGGTACTTGCTTGTGTATTGTCATTAATGTCTAAACCAAGCTTGAAGACACCCTTAACGTTACCGCTTCTCAATGATGAACTGAATTCACTAGCAAATTGTAGATCTACCCAGCTTGCTGAAGCAACGGTGACATTTGCAGATGTGAATGCTGAACTGGTTACTACACGTTCAGAATAACCAAAACGTCCTTGACCATATAGACCATTTACTGCTGCATCGGTAGAACCGAACTTAGCAGAATTAGTACCACCAAACAAACTAGTGCCTGGAGTTTGACCCAAATGATTACCAGAACCATACTTGAAGTCTAGATAGAACACTAGACCGGATGGTAGATTCATTGGTTGTACGCTGACGAATTCCTTTGCAGCAATTTCAGCGAATACACGGCGAACCAATGGTAGAGCAACACCGGCCCATTGTTCTGAACTGGTTGATGTACCAGTTGAAGAAGCTTCATCTAGTAGTTGCTTTGCTTGATTTTCCAATAGGATTGACATGTGCGCTTTTTCAACGCCACTTACGCCTTCAAGAAGACCTGTCTTTTCCCACTTGGATTGTAGTCCACGGGTTTCAGCCATTAGCTTAGCCTGTGGATTCATATTATTTGTTAGTAGACTCTTTACGTCGATACTCATATTTTTGTTTCTTTCTTTATTATTGTTAGGTTTTTACTCGCAAACTAATTTTACTTCTTGATTCCTGCGAGTTTTTGGAATCTTGAAGTCATCTCGTCAGCGTGTGGTTCTACAATAGTAGACACTGGCTTAGTTGATGATACTGGTTTGCTTGCCAAACCTTCGGTGATAGTACTTACAGTTGCATTGGTCTTCTTTTTGACAACTGATCCACCGGAATTAAATGATTCGGCTAAAACGGTATATGCCAACTTGACTTCACGGATGTTTCTGGTCAAGTCGAAAGTGTTAATGATCTTCAACTTATGATCTTCGGTAAGAGACTTACCTTTGAACAACTTGTTGGTGTATAGCAACTTAGCATTTAACAAATTGGTTTCTGCGAGCACACCCTTCAAATACTTGACGGTGTTTATGTGTTCACTCAATTGGTTCTTTAATGCTTCGTTTTCTTCATTGATAGCTACTAGAGCTTCTGCCATTTCTTCGTAGGTTACTTCACCTTCAGATGGTGATGGAACTTGGCCAGGAACTGGAGCTGCTGGAACAGCTGGTGCTGGAACAGCAGCCATTGGATCAACTGGCGCAACTGGTGCTGCTGGAGGTGCAACGGCCATTGGATCAACGTTTTGTTCTTCCATTTCCAATTCAGCTAGAAGTTCATCAAGATTTACTTCTTCACCATCAGAATCTGATTCAGAACCCATTACCTCGCCGTCTTCTACCATTTCTTCACTAACGACTTCACCTTCAAGTTCAGCTAGAATTTCATCTAGTTCTTCGCTAGTTACTGATTCGTCGTCCATACTGGTTTCTTCTTCCAACTTTGCGTCGAATTCTTGTTTGCCGGCCGCAGTTGTGCTCTTGTCAGCTGATGATGATGGCTTTACAGGATGTTGCTTAGAAGCTATATTTCCCTTTTCTCCACCAATCTTTGAAGTTGACAAGTTTTCGTCAACTTGGTCTTCATCAGATGGTTCGTCTGTCATATCTTCCTTGAGTTTTTCTGCGAACATTTCTTTCATGCTCTTAGCAAAATTTTCCTCAAGAAAGGTCTTTGCATTGGCAATTGCTGTTTCACGAACAGCCTTTGCGTCTGCGATACTTTCCTTTAATAGATCGCTCATATAATATTACTATCCTTTCTTATTGTTTTTTTGGTGAAGTTATTGAAGAACTCCAAAGAAGATTTAATTTAGATGTGACATCAAATGATTGATGTATTTGATAAATAAATATAATTAAAAATCGTAAGATGTTAAAAAAAATGATATTTATTGTATATGCCAGCACAAAGTGAAAAGCAAGCAAGACTATTCAGACTCGTAAGAGCCTTCCAAAAAGGTGATGTTAAACCAAGTAAAGTATCCCCACAAGTACGTAAAATGGCTCATACAATTAAACCAAGTAGTGTAAAAGATTTCACAAAAGTAAAAGAAATCATTAAAAAATTAAAAGAAGACTATGAATCGCAGGGTTCTGAATATACACTAAGTAAAGCAAAAGAAATTACTGACAAACCTTTCGATCAAGTTTTGAGAGAAAACGTTGGGGTTCCATTTGATGAAAAAGAATTGTTAACATTTCAATCAAAACAAAGTGGCTTTGCTGGATTTGGAAAAACAAACTTTGTTCATAAAAGAAGTACCAAAGAAGTTTCAGCTGAAGTACAAAGTAACGATTCTACCAAAAAGTTTGTGTTCAAGAAATTGACCAATAATCAAAACAAAGGATTTTATAACTACGCTTGTTTCGTTAGAATACTATCCGATGATTCCGACGAACCAAAAGATAAAGTATTTTATACTTTGAGCAGCATATTCGACGAAGATGGCGGAACACAAAAAACAAAAATCTTAGCCGATTTTATAGATAGAATTAACTCATATGGCCTATAATTACAACCCAAATTTCAGCAAACACATGGAACTTAATAAAAGTAATATTAAATTCTTAAAACAGCTTAGAAACAATGATAATTTTAATTATAAGCCTACTTCTATTAAGATGAAAAACTTCGTGAATAATGAACTTGAAGAAATTCAAAAATATAAAATTGCTGACATAGACAATCCGAATGGTTGGTCATTTAATGAAATTGATACGTTAGGACATATGGGTTTTAAGATGGATGATGACTATGATCTATCATGTGAAGTAGAAATCCCAAGTCTAGAACTAGAAGACCACAAACAAACTATTAAAATCTATAAAGAAGAAGACGGGTATGTTTTGGAAACATCCCGCCGTTACGTATTTGAAACCTTCAATAAATTAATTGAATATATTGATAGTATTCCAACTAGAATATTTTAATTGGTTTGATCGATATCTCTTGAAGAAGCGATACTTACTGAGTCTGGTCTACCTTGTACTTGATAAGATTGTGGTGCTTCTGTAATTGGATCTGCAATTTCAAAATAACGTTCCAACTTCAAACCAATTTCTTCGTACAACATCTCAAGTTGTTTTTCAACACCTTTGATCTTGTGTGCTTCTTCGTATAGTTTACCAGCCATCTTCTTTACATCTTTCATGTCACGTTCGATCATCTTGGCTTCCATCCATTCGTTACATTCTTTAATTGCATAACGTTCGGCTAGATTAACAGCTTCCATAATTTTGGTTGCGGTTTCATAGATAGATGATGCCTTTAATGAACCACGATATTCATTGTAAGCTTTGATTGTTTCATATAACTTCTTTTTCTCCTCTTTTGTTAAAGCGGAATAAGCAACTTCTGTGGAGTTTTCTACTAAATGTTTTAGCTTGATCATATGAATATAAATATTGTTTGAACTTACAATTCAGAAAGAATATTGTGAATTAATCTTTCTACATTGCTATATGGATTGATTATTATTTTTTGATCAATACTTTCATTGATCTTTCCTTGTGGATACATGAATGCGCCTTGTGTACTTGGATTGCTTACAAAGTCGAATGCAATTAAATCAAAATCGTCTTGTACAACATCCGCATTTTCACGCATGTCTTTTTTTACACTACCAAGACCACGACTACTGATACCCAAAAGAATACCTGATTGTAGTAAATCTCTTAAAATATTACCACTTGGTGTAGGAAGAATTTCTACAGTACCCACTAAATCTTTACCATCCCAACCCATATCTACGATATTATGACTAACGTTCTTTAAGTTAACAACGCTACTTTCTGGGTGATCCAATTCACCCATAGCACGACGTTGTTTTACAAAGTTATCCATATATTTGTTAGCTTCACGTTTCAAAATATCTTCTGGATAAACACGTCCATTTTGGTTCTTTGCATCAGCACGTTGCAAAACTCCATTAACAAGGAGTTTGCCATCTTTCAATGATTCGGTTAGTGATGTTCTTTTAAATTCAAAAGGTAATACGTCGATTAGAATTTGTTTCATATTAAGCTGTAGGTTGAGATTGTGGTGGTTTTTCACCAGCGGTTTGTCCAGTTGCAGGTGGTTCTTCGGATGTCACACTATTTGCGGATTGAGTTGCGGTTTGTTTATTCGGATCAACCAATGCTTTAGATTTAGCTATTTGATATTGATCTTTAGGTTTGACATCCGCACTTCCTAAAATTTTGATCTTAAATCCTGGTTTAACAAAGAATTTAGCAGTTTTTTGTTTACTCTCTTCACGACCCATAATTACAATAACATAACGATCATAATAATAGTCGATTTGTACGCCAGTTACATTAATCGTATAATCGGCCTCAGGTTGTTTATATCCCTTACTAGCACGAACCACAATCTTTTTATCTAAAATTGAATCTTGAATCTTCTTTTGAAGATCAGTCTTTAATTGTTCAGTACTATTTTTCAACTTAGAATCAAAAGCAGTAAAATCTGGTTGAATATCGTAAGATTGAAGATTGACATCAACAGGAGCTTTAGGTGTTGTTGGAACTGGTTGAGTTGGAACAGCAGGTTGTGCTGGTGCTGGTGCTGGTGCTGGTGCTGGTGCTGGTGCTGGTGCTGGTGCTGGTGATTGTTGATCAGCCTCATTCTTTAACTTATACAATAAACCACCAATTCCCTCTTTACGCATTTGTCTAACAAGTCTAATTGCGTGTTCTGTTACAGGCAACATTCCTTGTTCATGACCAGCCAATGCCGGATCTAGTTCTGGATCTCCGTGTTGTACTAACCCATTTGAATCTGTGTATGTATCTATCGGCTCAATGTTTTGAGCTGGAGTAGCATATGCTGGTCCACTATACATTTGATTTTCCAAAGCATAACCAGTATTGTTTTTAACAGGTTTTGCCAATTTATATCCGAATTGTGTAGCAGCACGAACATTACCAGTAGATTTTTTATTGGAACTAAATGCAAATGGTGTCATTACACCAGGAACACCGGCTGTAGTGCTAGCTTCATTCTTCTTCTTTAATTGGGTATCTACCTGCTTTTTTATTTTTTCACGGGTAGATGGTGAAATTTTGTCTGCGTGTGATTGCAACCACGCATTGTAATCTTGTTTAGAAATACGAGACATTTCGCTATCTCTGTAATATTGAGCGTATTTTTTTACAATGTCTCTAAATGGATCACCCGATTCTTTAAGCAGTTTTTTCATTTTGAATTTTTTTCAATTCTTCGACCAATTCGTATGCGGTCAAAAGAGATGTAAGTTGATTTTCCTTAACCAATCCTACAACGTTTTTACTTGAAAGTTGAGTTATAGTTTCATTCAATTTAATCTTAATAACCTCGTTATTATTGATTGATGAAATATACTCCTTCAAAATCTCAGAAACCCTCTTGTATTCTATATTTACAAACTCGGTGAATTTGTTAGTATTAGATACGTTTGTAATATATTCTTTCAACAAACGCTTTTGATCTGGTAACAAGTTACTATATTTTTTATTGAAGCTTTCAATTAGGAACTTATACGCTAACAATCTAACTTCAGCTGGTTGACTATCATAGATGTCTAGTGGTTGTAAATCACTCTTTTTATCCTTAGTTAAACTTTCAATGACACATTCTCTTGCTTCTACCAATTCTTCTACTCCAAACTTAACTTCATTTAAATTCTGATTCTCAAATAAT